TCTCGGGGTTCGCGATCACCCGGCGCTCCCACACGCGGATCATCCGCATCAGGAACTCGCCGAAGTCGGCATCATCGATCTGGTGTTTCGGCGGCCGCCGCCGGGACGGGCTCACGGCGTCCAGGAAGCGTTGGGACAGTGGGGTGACGTCGTTCATGGCAGGGTGCTCTCCTCGTCGGTTTGGGGTTCGGCTCACCCGAACCCCACTGTGACCTGCGGTTTCTCAGGGGTTCGGGTGACCCGAACCCCTGACGGGCGTTCCGTCGGTGTCCGTCCGGACGGCGGGGCGGCCCGCCTGCTCGGGCTCAGCGGTCCGCTGAGCGGTGGCCACGTCGTGGCGGTCGAGAGCCCGGAAGTAGTCACCCCCGTCATCGCCGTCGGCATCGAACGCGGGATCGTCGTCGATCGCGTTCATGTTGGCCTCCAGCTCGGCGCCGTGCATCGTGTCGAGTAGCTGGTCGTTCATGGTCATCGCCTCCATTTGGTGAGCCACCAATTCGCGGCATCGTGGTCGTGGCAGTAGCGGGCCGGATAGATGCAGTGCGGGCACAGCGCCAACACCAGCCAGATACCGGGACGGATCATGCGTAGCGGCCGCGGTTGCGGGGCGGGCGCCGGCGGCCGCGGCATCCCGTCGTCGATGGTGCAGACGAACACGCCCGGGTCGCCGAGCGCGATCGGCATCCCGGGCAGGGTGCTAGCCATTGCCTTTCAGTACGCGCATGGCCTCGGCGAGCCGGTCGACCTCGGCGCACGAGAGCAGCGTCGGGCCATCCTCACCGGGTGCGTGGCGCGGCGTCAGCGGGGTGAGCCGTCCGGTCTTCCACCATCGGCGCACCGTGGTTTCGTGCACGCCGAGCCGGAGCGCGGCTGCTGCCGGGGTGCACAACAGTGCTACGTCTGGGAGCGGTAGTGCTGGCTGGACAGTTCTCATGCTTGGCATCTTGACACGGATGCTCGTCGACGAGCAAGGTTGAGCGCATGTCTCCACGCCAAGAACTACCGAAGGTGGCCGAGCTACTCCAAGAGTGTTACGGCCCGCTGATCAAATCGGGTGATGTCGACGACGTCGATGCGGTGCTCGCCGCGATGATCCGGACCGAAGACCAGCTCCGACCGCTGCACGGCGTCGACGCCGTGGCGGCGCGGGCGATCCTGGCGCTCTCGCGCGCCGGGCACGTGCTGTTCACCGACACGACGCACGCCGCGGCCGGGCGGCGGGCGATGGACGATTCCCGCGGGCTCATGACCGATCTGCTCCGCCACCGCGGCGGCGGCGACGGCCGGTGACCCGCATCGGCATGATCATCGTGGGGTGCGCGCTGGCGTACCTGCTGGGCCTGATCGTTCTCACCGGGGCGAGCCTGCTTCTCGATCCGGCACCCCTGCCCGCCGGCGTCGTTCCTCCGACCATGCCCACGCCCACCTACGGGGGCCCGCGGTGATCGAGCCCGGGATCGCGACCATCGCCGCGGCGTTCGCGGCCGCCTCCGATGTCGACTGGCCGAACTACCGGGCGTGCCCGGTGTGCCGGGCCGTGCTCGGCGCGCCGTGCCGGGCGATGAGCGGACGCGTAGCGGGCGGGCGCCCCGATGACATGGCCAGGGTGCTCCCGCACGCTCACGCCGCGCGTAGGCGTCGCCGCGGCCGGTAGTCTGCGGGGGTTGGGATTCCCCCCATCACGAACGGCCCGGCCGCGAGATCTGGACTCGCGGCCGGGCCGTCTCGTATTCAGCTCAGCCGGGGTTGGTCAGGCCCATGACCTGACGGTAAATCGCCTCGGTCAACTTGGTCGCCTTGCTCTTACTGATCTTGCACCACGCCGCGATCTGGGCGGTTGTCTCCGGTCCCCAATCGCCGTCCGCGGCCGCGCCGGTGATCTTCTGCAATCGGTAGATCACGTTGTATCCGTCGAGTTGGTCATCGCTGTCGCCCTGGCCGATCTCGGGCCAGGCCGTATCGAGCTTGTGCATGGTCACCTTCCGGGGCGTGATCTTCCACGGCGCGGTGTTGTTGTGCGCCGAATCCTTGACCGATTCGTGGACGTGGTTGGTGTGCGGATCGTCGCCGTAGTAGGGCTCCCACGCGCCGGTTTCGGACGTCCAAATCCGGCGGTTGTGGATCACATAATGCGTACGGCTGTCAGCGATCAGGAACGGCAACAGTGCGAGCGCGGCCGCTTCGGTGAACGCCTTGCCGAGCATCAGATCGGCGGCGTTCACCCGGCCGGCCGCGTTGGGGTTGTGGTCACTCACCTCTTCTCGGTGAGCCTTGTCGCCGATGGTGCCGATGACCATGCCGGGGTGGGCCGACTCGAGCTGACCGACCAGCGGGGCGAGACCTTCGTTGACGTGCCAGGCGGTGGTCATTTCAGATCCCCTCGCTTGTACGCGGCGATGATCTTGACGGCGGCCCGGTCGGCGATCTCGTCCAGCTCGGCCTCGCTCTTACCGTTGGTCTGCTCAACGATCTTGGCGAGGGTCTCGGTCTGCTGGTCGGTCTTGGCCTCGACGGTCGCGGCCTTGCGGGTCTGCACGAACTGGCTGGCGAACAGGCCGATGGCCAGGGTCGCGAATCCGATGATGGCCTCCGCCGACCACCCGGCGTTGACCAAGAACATGACCAGGCCGACGGTCACGACCAGGCCGACCGCGATCACGATGGCCTGCGGCCAGCTGTCGATCTTCAATGTGTCATCCCCCCTGCTCACAACGGGTTTCATTGTCCCACCAGGGCGGGTCACGGGAGCACCTCCGTAACGCGACACGTAAGCGACGAGTAGAGACCGATGGCCTGATTCGCGTTGGTGGTGCCCAGCAACACCGCGGTGTACACACCCGCATCGCCCAGCGTCATCACGTTGCCGTTGCCGTCGGTGGACACGTCACCCGCGGCGCCGGCCGCCCAGGTGTGCACCGCGAAGTTGGTCGTGGCCTGGCTGAACGTGCCCGGCCCGGTGACCGACGGCCGGGCGGAGATCTGCGCGGTGGTCGAGCCGGTCGGGTCCGCCCGCATCGTCCACGACGTATCGAGGCTCGCGCCGTCGGTTTCGGTGGTGAACACGACCGAGATTCCGGGCACAGGCTGCGCGGCCTGGCTGGCGCCCAGCGCGCTGGTCGCTTCCCCGTAATAGGTCTTGGTCTGTGCCCAGTTGACGTGATCGGCTGAGACGACGTCTCCCGCTTGCGGCATGGCCGGTCTCCTATCCGTAGCGGCGTTGGTCGGCGATGTGGATCTCCGTACCGGTTGCCTGGGTTTTGACGACCTGACTGGCCGAGCGGGTCAGGGTCAGGGTCTGTTGCCACTTACCCGACACCAGCGCCGGCGTGGTCACCGCGGTGACCGTGCACCGCTCCCCCGCCATCACGACGTCGTACGGCGTCTGGGTGCCCCAGGTGGACCCCCAACTGTCGGCGGTGACATCCGCGCCCGTCTCGGTGGTCGTGAGGTCCTCTCGCAGCGTGCTGCTGGTCGCGTCGTACCGGTCGGTGCCGTCGTATTCGGCCACCTGGAACACCGCGCCGGCCACCACGCCGAAGGTGAACACGTTTCGCTTACGGTTCGACTTCTGCCCACACGAGATGATCATCAGGATGAGCGGGTCCGGGGTGCGGCCGCTCAGCCTGATGAAGGTGCCCGGCTCGGCAGCGTTGGCCGCGTCGAGTAGCCCGGGGTTCTCGTCGACGTCGATCACGATCTGGTCAAAGCGCGGCTGTTCCTGGGTGTAGAACCGCATCCACCATGTGGCGACCGAGATGAGCCGGGCATCGCTGGCCAGGTTCACGTCGATCTTTTTGTCGACCAGCCCGGACCCCGCCGGCGGGTCGCCGCTGCCGAGCCGGCCCGTGGTGAGCTCGGCGGTAGCCGAGCTGCCGTTGGCGTTGCTGGCGGTGATCTGGTTGAACACATCGGCGGTCGCGGTGGTCTCCAGCAGCGGCGGGGCGATGTCATCGGGCCAGGTCAGTTCCCACGGGTCCGCGGCGTTGGCGTAGAGCTGCGCGCGGGTCACCAGCACGATCCCGAGGTTGTCGCCGCGGTCGAAGATCAACCCGCCTTCGGTGGCCCGGATCTGTTTCAGCTGGGCCTGAAACGTGTCGATGGGCTGCGGGCCCATCACGGCGGTGGTGTCGTTGTCGCCGCGGATCAGGTACGGCAGATTCCGCGAGGCCATCAGCCGCTCGAAACGGTCCGCGGCCAGCTCGCTGCTGTAGCCGGTGAACGCCTGCCGGAACGCTGTCGCTTGAAGATCATCACCGTTGCCGGACACCGCGAAGTGGTGCGCGTAGTGCCCGCCGTTGGTGGTCGCGTTGGTCGGGATCTGCCCGGTGCGGGGCGCGCCCATCTTGCCGGTGTAGGTGGATGTGACACCCCAGAACACCGCGGCGTCCTGGTTGTACCAGGACTGCTCGATGGTGACCGTGGTGCCCGAGGCGTGCACCTTGAATCGGTAGTAGATCCACCGGCCGGCCTGGGCGTTGGCGTCGGTGCCAGACAGGGTGGTGGCCGAGAGCAGTGAGGTTCCGTCGCTGTCGACGACGTCCAGGGTGTAGGACGCGTTACCGGCCGACCACGTGATCGTCACGCCGGAGGTGGTGCGCCAGGAGAACACCGGGGCGTTGGCTGCGACCGCGTTGGGCAGCTCGATGGCGAGCGCGATCTGGTATCCGCCCGTGCCGGACATCGGCGCGTAGGTGAAATTCACCTGCCCGGTGCTGCCGATCCCGATGACCGGTGCGCTACCGGGTGGCCCATCGTCGGCCTGCAGGGTGATCCCGGTGAAGGTGGCCGGTCGCCCGTTCGGGATCGTGTTGGCCAGCTGGGTAGCGTTGCGGCCATCCTGCAGCGACCAGTACCCGGCCAGGGTGGGCGCGTATCCGGTGATCTGGGTGAACAGGGCCGAAGCGCCGGCGTCACGCCACTTGGCCACCCTGGCGAGGGGGCCGCCCAACGCGACGTCGACCCACCGCACACCACGGGTCAGCGAGCCGCCCGACTCGAGGATGTAGTCAGTCTGACCCGGACTCATCTTCGTGGCCTCGCCGGTGAACCGGACGGAATCGCCGGTAGCGAACGCGCCCGGCATCCACGGCCCGGTCTGCCCGAAGTACGGGCTCGCCGCATTCGACGGTCGATACAGGTCGTCGTCGTCGTTGAGCCGGAACGTGCACACCCCGGGCTTGATGTCCAGGTCGTCGGCCACCCCGCGGGTGAGGGTCACGCCCTGGCCCGCGTCGACCAGCTCGGGCAGCACGTTGTACGCGCCGTCGTAGTACAGCTGCGCCCAGGTGAGCCAGTTGGTGTCGGTCATCAGCCGATCCTGATCCCGACCTCGGACGGTGACCCGCCGCGGTCGATCACTTCCTGTTTGATCTGGTCGAGCAGCGCAGCGACCAGGGCGTCCCCGGCCTTGACCGTGATCGGCGAGCCGGAGCTACCGCCCACCCCGTCCAGGCGTTCCCCGCCGAGTGCGAGGATCGGCACGGCCTGCCCGGGCAGGCCGGGCACTACCCCGCCCGAGTGGAAGTGCGGGAGCCTCGGCACCCCGAAGCTGTGCCCGCCCAGGCCGGGCACCCAGTTGGGGACCGTGAACGACAGGCCACCCACCGTGTTGTTCCAGGCATCGCTGATGGCGTTGAAACCGGCCCGGAACGGGGCCGACACCGCACGACCGATCGACGAGAACGCCGAGCCGATCCACCCCGGGATCTTCTTGATGAAATCCCACGTGTTGCTCGCCACCGATTTGATGCCCGACCACGCCACCCGCCAGATCGTTTGGAACCACGTCGTCTTCGTCGCGATCAACACGACGATGGCGACCAGGGCAGCGATGCCCAGCACGATCCACCCGATGGGTGTCGAGATGAACGCCAGGCTCAGCAGCTTCGTCGCGCCGGTCCACAGGTTCGTAGAGACCGCGGCCACCTTGCTGGCCGCGGACTGCGCGAGGGTCGCCACCTTGGTCTTGGCCAGCGATTCGAACAGGGGTGCGATACCGCCGGCCAGGTCCGCCCACCCCTGGATGTAGGCGACGATGCCGTCCTTGCCCGGCCCCTTCATGATCGTCGCGGTTCCGTCGATCACATCGTGCACACCGATCAGGTTGCGTTCCGCACCGTCGGCCGAGCCGCCCACCTTCTCGAAACCGTTCGCGGATTCCTCCACGTCGCCCTGCATTTTCTTCGCCGAACCGCCGACGTCGGCGAACGCCTTCTGCGCGCCGGCGGGGTCACCACCGAAGGTGAGGTTGACTTGGTTGGCCATCAGGTCACCTCGAGCCCGGCGGTGCGCGCCAGCTCGGTGAGCGCCTTCTCCATCGCCGCGGTGATCTCATCTTGGTTCTCCCGCAACCCGGGGTAGATGTAGCGGCCTTCCTTGCGGAACTCCCGCTTGACGGACCCGCCGATGCCGACCGCACCGCCGTAGTCGAGCCACGGATACCAGGGGGCTCGGGTGCCGCCGGCAGCGATCCGGGCCTGGCGTTGCGACGATCGGACCTTCAGGGAGCCGGCGGCCTTGCCCGACTTCTTCGGGATCCGCGGCCGGGCATAGGAGATGACCAGCCCGGAAGCCTCGTTCAGCGCGACCCGGATCAGTTTGGGCAGGCCCGCGTCCATCTCTTTGAGCGCGCGCTGGAACTCGCGTAGGCCGGTGATCTCGATCCGGGCGAACGCCACGGCTACCTCCCCTGCATCCTGCTGGTGGCCTGCATGTTCTGTAGTTCCTGGCTCTGCTGGCGCACCGCGAAGAACCGCGTCCACCGGACGAACTCGTCGCTGGACATCTCGGTACGCAGACGGTGCACGGTCATGCGTAGTTGCCAGGCGATGTAATGCTCGGCGAGTAGCTCTGGGTCATTGCCCAGAAACGCTTTTGGTGTACTCCTTCCCCCGGCCCTCGCCTGACATTCTTTGAACCATCTTTACAACGTCGTCGATGACACCAGACTCATCATTGGCCATCCACTCCGCCGCGTCGGCCAGACTCATCTCCGGTTCCACTACGCCGAAATGCAGCGCAAGTTGTTCCGATTCCTTCGTCGACTTACCCACCGTTTCGTGGGCCTCATCGCGGGTCAGACCGCGCACGATGACGATCCCGCCGTCGTCGTCGATCGGTACTTCCTCGGTCTTGCCATGCACCCGCCGGGCCAGAACCTCGGCGCGAGACAGAACTCTGCTCATGGATTCCCCCTGGTCGTCAGTCCTGGACGTCCTCAGTAACCGCACCGGTCACCTGAAGGTCACACGTCCACTGGAAAATGTCGTCGTTCTTGCTGGTCTCGTTGTACTTGCCCACCACGACGTTGCCGGTCTGCACGCGCAGCCCGGTCCCGGTGCCGTCGGGGTGCCGCTCGAAAGTGATCGTGGTGGCGGCGGCCAGCTCCAGGGCGCGCGGGCCGGCGTCGGTGTCGTCGTCGGTCCACCCGCCGATCGTGATGGCCCGAGAGACCTGACCGCCCCGATAGGTCTTGTCGTCGGTTCCCGAACCGGTCTTGTCGTGGATATCGGGATTGACTTCCCACGAATTCGTCTTCAGGTAATCCTGGACAAGAATGGTGCCACCCAGAATGAGGTTGAAATCTTTTCCGTGCGCAGCTTCGTTCGGCATTATCCCGGCCTTCCCGTGATGTCGATGTGGAACGTGTACGCGAGTGCCGGGTTACCGCCCCGCTCGGTTTCCAGGCTCGGCACGGCTCGGCGAACGAACAGGGTTCCGCACGACACCCACACGTGCGACTGCAAGATCACCTCAACCGACTTCGGGCCGCCGGAACTCGCGTGCTGTAGCGCCAATTTGAACGTTGCGGCGTTGGTGGCCGGACCGAAGACGATCATGAGGCCGAGATCTTCGATCCGGTCAAGGCCGCGGCCGCCGTCGCCGTAGGTGATCTCCGGCAGCTCGGCGTAGGGGGCCGGGAGTCCCCCCCGGACCCCCGGCCCGTCACTGGGCACGTTCAGGCCGATGTCCGCGGCGTCGAGCGTCGCGAAGATCTCCTCGAACACGACGTCGAGTCTCACCGCGGCATCCTTGCCCGCACGAGGTTCCCGCCGGCCAGCATGGTGCGCACGTCGGGGTCGAGCACCGCGCCCAGCTTGACCTCGCTGCCCTCGCTCGGGGAGCCGGCCGTACCGTACGGGCTTTCCCGCCGGATGTTCCAGCGGTTCACCTGCAGCCACACGGCGCCGGTGACCCCGGCCGGGGTAGCGGCCCGGCCGAACGCCGCGGTGACCTCCACGTCGCCGCAGGGCCGGTCAGCGAGGGTGATGGCGGTGTAGACATCACCCTTCGCCACGGCGTTGGGCTCCCACAGTTGGTAGCCGGTCTCGCCGGCCGCGATGGTCTGCCCGTCAACGACCACGACAAGGCCGGTGACGTCGCTGATGTCGTCGACCTCCAGCAGCCACCGATTGCCCGGCATCCGCACGGCGCGCCACCCCTGATAGGTGAACGCGGCCGCGTCGTCGAGCTGCCCGAACTGGCGATTGCAGAAGGTGTCGACCGAGCGGGAGGCCGCAGTGCCGTAGGTGGCGACGTACGGGTTGTCGGTGTTGACCCGCACGAAATCGGCCAACACTTCCGCGTCGACGTAGTCGGGTGCCCACGGCATGAGCCGGCCTCAGCCGTTCGCCGCGGCGAGATCGTCCGGGCCCGCCGGCGGGGCGGCCCGGTCCGGCAGCTTCTCCCCCAGCCGCGCGGCCCGGGCGCGCTCGGCGTTGCGCCGGGCTTCCGGGTTGCTCGGCTCGATCCCCTCGTCGAGCGCGTTCAGCTGCTTACCGGTGAACGGGCTGGTCGTCACGCCGGCGTTCTCCAGGTCGCTGACCTCACCCGCGGACAGGCCAAAGTCCGGCTGGGCCGGCGGCCGCGGCGCCGCGGGCAGCTGCTCCGCGTTGGTCGCTTCCAGCTCCGCGATACGCTCGTTCGCCGCGGCCAGTTCGGCCTCAAGCTCATCTTTCGTAGGCATTGATATCCCTCGATTCTGACACGACCGTTTCAGTCGTACGGTCATCTATATGCGCAGGTCACAGACCCGCATGTGATCCACATGGGCTCGAAAATCTCGATATGTGGAACGGCGGCCGCCGGGCCGGCCACCGCTCCTTCATCCCCCGCGTACCCGGCGCGGCGGGTAGATCAGGCGACCGGATCCCAGGTGATCGTGCGCACGCCGTTGACGTCGCTGACCGCGGTGGCCTGGTAGCCCCACACCCCAAGGTCGACGTACGCGACCGCGATCTGATCGAGGGTCAACTTCAGCGGCGGGGACGCCCAGCCGTGCACGCTCTGCCGGTCGAGCATGTACGACTTGGTGGCCGCGCTCTGCCCGGCCGCGGCGAGCGCCCAGGCCGGATCAATCGGCATGCCGTTCATGTCGATCCGGCCGAACCGTGACTGCGCGGTGCCATTGACGTTGGTCGGCCCCACCATCGGGAACATCGGCCGGCCGTCGTCGGCCAGTGCGGCCGCGATCGCCAGATACAGGTCAGCCTGGCCGAACGTGTCGGTGAACGCGAACCCACCCCGCGCAAACTGAAGCTTGGCCATGCCCGCACCCAGCTCCGCAGCCAGGGTCTGCCCGGTGTCGGCGTTGCCGGCGGTCAGGGTGGCGATCGCGGTGAACGAGCCGGCGTTCAACTCGGTCACCGCGGCCGCTTCGAGGGCCTCATTGACGCCACGCACGATCTGGTTCCAGATCAGGGTGGAGGTCTGCGGATTACCGCCCTGGTCCCACACCTCGCGGTTGATCCGGGCCTTGCCGGAGTAACCGGTCGGGGTGACCGTCTGGCCCGTGGTCGTGAACGAGCCAGTGCTGGGCTCGGTGCCCGGGGTGTGCGCACCGACCAGGCCCGAAGCGCTGTTGAACTTCGGGAAGGTGAACGGGGTGATGTCCGTCAGGCTGCCCTTGTTGATCGCCGACCAAATCGGGTACTTGTATTCGCGCTGGTCGACGTACATGTCGGGCCGCTGCCGCGTCGGGTTGGTCTCGTCGACGTCGGTCGTGGCGATGTTGAACTGGGCGGCCATGCGCTTCTGCACGAACGCCAACGACCGGTCGGCGGCCGCCTTGTCGTTGTCGCGCAGCGCGGTGATCATGTCGCCGGAGAAATCGTGTGAGCCGCGTTGCATGATCGCGTCACCGGTGCGCCGGTCGAAGCTGATCCGGTACGGCTCGGGCTCGCGGACCACAGCGCTGGTCCAACCGGGGCCGGTCTGGCCCGGGCCGGCCTGACCCGGGATCGGCATCGCGCCCGGGTTGATCGGCTGCGCGAACTGGACGGGCTGCGAGCCGACCTGACCCGCGGTGATCATGTCGTTGACCGCCTTGGACAACGCCGCGGTCAGAGCCTCGCTGCTGGTCGCGTCGGCGGGCAGCTGGGCGGGCGCCGGGATCGGCTGAGCAAACTGCACGGGCTGCTGAACGGGCTGCACACCCTGCTGGGGGTACGGCTGCCCGGGCAGCCCAGCGGGCGGGTAGACGCCCATCTGGTAGGCGGGCGGGGCGCCGGGGCCGGCGGCCGCGTACTGCTGCTGGTCGGGGGCCGGGTAGAGCTGCGCGGCGACCACGCAGGACATGCCCGCGGGGTGCGGCCGGCCGCAATGCTGACACTGCATTGTTCCTCCTCGAGTTGCGGCGACCTTGGTCACGCGCGCGCCGGTGAATGCGGGATCCGGGGTGATCGCTGTCTCGTTCCACGTGGCCCGGACCACGTCGAACACTTGTTCTGCCTCGGACCAGACGGTGTCGCCGTCTTCCGGGTTGAGGGAGAAATCCACACCGACCGACATCCCATCGGCGAGGCCATCTGCCGCGTCGGCCAGCAGCTGGTCGCGTTCCATGCGCTGCGGTGACCCATCCGGACCGCCGAGGATCTTGACCGTTTGGATCGGGCCGGCCTTGCTCTCCTGGACGTTGGTCGTCACCCCGACATACGGGCCGTGACTCTTGGTCGCCCGCAACCGGTTCAGGTTGCCCGCGTCGTACTCGAGCGAGCCCGGCCGGAACCGGAACCCCACCCCGTATTTGCGGGCGATCGCGCCGTACGGGACGGCCAGCCCGGTGATCGTGCGCTTTCCCGCGTCGACCGTGGGCGGTGGGGTCGCCGCGGCGAAGTCGGCGATCGCGAAGTGGAACGCACTGTCCGGGAAATCGTCGGCGAAGCCGACCGGCAGAGCCAGCCGCCGGGCGGTGAGCGCCGGCCCGAGCTGGGCGGGCAGGATCCGCGTGTTCTGACCCGGTGCGGCGCCGGCGGGCAGGGCGGGCACCACGGGGGTAGTGCCCGCACCGCTGGCCCGCTGCACAACCGCAGCTGGCACCCCAGCTTGCTCGGCGATCCACTGCACGTCAACGACTCCCATCGTGCGCAACGCTCCCCAATACGCCGCTTGGGCCGGCGGGTCGGGCTTGAGGTAGTCGGTCAGGTCGAACCGGACGGCCTGCCCGCGCGGGGTCACGTCCCCCATCGACAGCCGATCGGAAATCGCCTTCAGGTACGGCGCGAATGTGCGGTTGATCTTGTCTGTGCGCCGGTCGTTGGCGTTGAAGTAGGTCCGGGACGTCACGTTGACCCCGACGTCTTCCGGATCGAGACCCATCTTCAGCGCCAGTTCCAGCGAGCATTGCTGGGTCAGCTGAATCAGCTGCAATTCCTGCGGTGAGGGCGTCGAGTTGTCCAGGCGCTGGGCTGCCTTCGGCAACCACGCGGGCCGGCCGGCCTTGCGGCCCTGTTTGTAGGCGGCCAGGAACACGTCGATCTCCGAGTCGGTCATCGCCTTGACCGTGCGGTCGTCGGAGTCGGTGAACAGTTCCAGCGGCCGCGGGTTGTCGGCGTACATCGCGGCCAGGGCGTCGACCAGCAGCGCCTTGCGGATCGAGCGGGCGCCCGCGATTAGCAGCGGCCGCAACGGGGAGTCGAACCGGATCATCTTGAATGAGGAGATCTCCACCCCGTCGACCCACACCGTGAGCCCGTGCGGGTCGATCCCGGACGGAAGCGGCGCCGGCGTCCGGTAGTCGCTGGGCGGAGTCAGACTGACCCCGGTGACCCGCCGCGCCGATGTCGGGAACCCCCGGTAGTCGTAGCCGGTCTTACGCCACCACGAGATCCCGTCGAACATCAGATCTTCAACCAACTGTGCGTACATCACCACGTTGGGGACGTCCGGGTCGGGCTGCTCGAGGAACGGATTCGGCAGCACGTCGCTGCCGCGGAAGTTGCGCAGCGGCAGCGTCGCCACCGCGGCCACGATCTCATCGCGGCCGCGTTCAACGGCCGGGATCAGGATGGCGTCTTCCCGCGTGACCGGGCCGCCATCGAGCCACGCGTTACCCCAGACGCCTTGCACGAGCGCGTCGATCGGCCCGCCGATCGACCAGCGCTGAAAACCCGGTGCGCCGGCGGCCGCGGCCGCCCGGAACAACCCACGAACCCGCGCGGCCGCTGCCGACCAGATACTCATGATCCGAAGGATACGGCCTGGTCAATTACCGGATTGGTATTACCGACAATCCAGTAATTCACGTGGCGTGAGCCGTCCTAGGAAACGCGAATCGCGATTCGCTACTCAGCGAGCGACGCGGAACGTCGACCGGGACACCGGGGCGGTGATAGTGCGAGCCAGGTGCACGGCGCCGGCGGCCGCGTAGGCGCCCGTGACGTGCCCGGCACCCGCCCGCCGGTCGAACACCCACACCGGACCGAGCAATGCCTTCTCCGCATTGCCCATGTGGGTCGTCAGGGCCTCCTGATCGGAGTGCAACACCCGCATCTCCGCGACCAGCGCGGCGAAGCCCATGCACACCGCGGGCGCCTCGGTCTTGATCTCCATCACCTGCACGCCGCGGGGCGGCCACTCGATCCGGCCGGCCTTCGGCTGCCCCAGCTCGGCGGTCAACGTGGCCGCGCCGGTCCGCGGGAACCAGCCGAACACGAACGGGGTCGTGCGGGCCAGCCAGGCGGGCAGCTCCCGGCGCACATCGGCCAGCGAATCCCACGACTTGACCACCTCAACGCGGACCCGCTCGTCGTCGAGCAGCGCGGCGACCACCAGATCGGCCCGCTTACCGTCGGGCGACACGTCCAGGCACGCGGCGAGCCGGTCGCGGTACGGATCGAGCGTCGCGCGCTTGCCGGAGCGGCCCCACGCGGCCAGGTCGATCGCGAGGTTCATCGACGGGACCCGGATGCACATGCTCTCGGTTTTGAACTTGGCCAGCGCGTCCCCGCCGGCGGTGACCGCCGCCCGCGCGTCGCCCAGCAGATCATCGAGGTCGATGCGGTGGCCGAGGTTCGGGTTGGCCTTGGCCAGCTCGGCCGGATCGAGCGGGTCCGCGTCGACCGGGCACACCCACAGGAACGCGCCGGCCCGGTAGTCGCCCGGCGCTTCGTGTTTGAGCTCCACGACGTGCTCGGGGCCGACCAGATCAATCCACTTGATCATCTTCAGGGCAGTTTCGTGGAGGTCGTTCAGCACGACCGACCGGTCGGTCCCGGCGTTGCTCAGACACCACGCCTGAAAATTGCGGCGGGCCCGGCCGGTCGGCACGGCGGCCGCCCACGCCGTGTAGTCGTGGTGCTGGCGCAGCTCGTCGAGCACGAGCCGGTCGACGGTCAGGGAGCGGCCGCCTTCCTCGTTGCTCGGGGCGATCTTGTAGCGGGCCTTCGCGGTCGTCCACGACTGCTGTTCGCTGTTGGCGTCACGCGTCCAGCGGCGGCCGCGCTGCGCGGCGAGCGCCGGGGCCGCCTCGGCCACCTCGATCGACCGCTGCCAAGACTCTTTGGCGTAGTCGAGTTTCGTCGACGTGCCGAGCACAAGGCGGACCTCACACACGAACTGCCACCAGAGCGCCAGGATGACCAGCAGCGTGGTCTTGCCGTTCTGCCGGGCCACCTCCACCAGCAGCGTGCGGAACCGGGGCCGGCCGTCGGGGAGCAGCTCCAGGCCGTGGATCAGGAGCCAGCGCTGCCAGGGGTCGGCCGGGTAGTGCAGCACCTCGGCGGCCCACTCGACAACCGCGAATCCCGCGCTGGTCTCGTCGGTCAGGGCGCATCCGCACCCGCACGGGCCGGGCGGCCCGACGACCAGCGGCGGTGTGAAGTGCGCCGGGGTCGTCGAGCCGCTAACCGGTTCTGCGCTCGGAGAATCGTGCGCGGTGCTGGGCATGAGCTGCGGTATCGGCGGACACACCGTTGGGGGAGCCGGCGGTGGGCGTGTTCGACGCGGGTTGCACCGCGCGGCCGGCCTTGGTCAGGCCGAGCGCGGTCAGGGTCCGCAGATATTGCGGCCCGACGATGCGGACCACCTCGAGTTTGTCCTCCAGCGACAGCTCCCGCTCGCCGTTCGCGATCTGGCTGGCGGTCTTCGGGGCGGCCCGGTCGAGCAGGCTGGCCAGCTGCACCGCGAACTCGACGCCGGCCGCGTCGTCGACGCCGGCGGCCGCCGATCGCGCAGCGCGACGAAGCTTCGCAAGGTTACTCACGGTCAACCCCGCGAATGCCCGGGCGCAAACACGGAGAGTAATTGTCACGGTGTGTGATGGTTCGCCGGAAAGCTGAACAATGTCTTTGAGAATCGCGGGCCCGCTGGGGAGAGAGCGAGGCCTGGGCGGGGTGGCCTGACCCCCTGGCCTGCGGAAAAAACCGCGCGGTCATCGGTCGTTTTCGATCTTTGCGCGCCAATTTTGATCTAGAAACGGATTGTCGTCACTCGCATCGACCTGACCGGCCAGCGGTCGACCACGCCCCACCTCCCAGCCATACGCACGCGCCTGCGTGTCGATGGCCCTCGCCACCGCGTCGCGCGGCTGCACCCGATCGACTAGATCGTCTTGCTTGACCCTGATCGCCACCGTACCGAGCGTCGTACGGGTACACGGATGTTCCACCACCACGCGCACATCGGTAGCTGTGAGTGACTCCTGATCGCTCATGCTCCACTGTGTTGCACAGCGTGAGCAGGCAGCACGCACCCATCCATCACTTACCGTGATATCAAGCATGGTCATAACGCTCCCCCTACCACTGAGTAACTGCCACTGCTGGCGGATCTGATGACGCAGGGTTACCGATCGCGAGGTTGCATGTCTCGCATGCGCCGACGACGTACCGCGGATCATCACCTGTTCGTGCTCGGCCGAGTGTGTGGTGCGCGTGTGCCATCACCCCCTCGCACGCGTGGGGTGATGCGGGCTTACGCGCGCACCACCCCTCGTCGTGGGCCCGGCATCGCCACGTCTGGCCGGTTGCCGGGTCCGTTGTCGTCCGGTCGCGGGTCAGCACTTCAAGCCTCAGCTTGCGCCAGGCTCTCGTGCCTCCCCGGTCCCACGCGCCCATGCCTCATTGTCTGCCCGACGACGTGCTGAGCAGCGCCAGGACGCCGATCATCACGCCTGCGAATTGGAGCCATGAGGGACGGCCCGATGGTCGTCGTCGATCCGGCTGTCGATGTGCAGCCAGGCCGCCGCGCCGGGCGCCACCCGCATATCGCCGATCTTGCCGATGTGCCAGTAGATCCCGGCCCGGCATTCGTCCTGGGCTCCGTGTACCACGAACTGGTACCGGCATCGCTGCGGGGCGGGCGTCGGGACTACGCCGGCGGTGGCGTCCTTGACCGGGCCGAAGATCTGCGTCTGTGCCTCGGCGGCCGCCAGGTCGACGTCGCCGCGCCCGGTAGGGCCCAGGCCACTCCCGGCGGCCGGCT